AGCATACTGTCCGTCGTAGTGACGGCAAGGAGCGGCTTAGGGACGGGGAAGAAATTAGTGAGCCCCAGACTGTCTTCATCGATACGTAGAACAATGCCTTCGACCTCCCTGATGAACCAGATACCTCTCCGCTCCGACTTGTCCCAGATCTCCCACACCATGGCCTTCTTGATGACGTCGCCGAGCTTGCCGGCGGTCTTCATGGCCCCGCCGCCGCCGACCACGTCCTTGGCGGCGCTTTCCTCGGTCCATTTCAGGACCTCGCCGATTTTGCCGGCGGCCTTCAACTGCTGGAGTTGATCGCTATCCTCGAACTCCGACAGGAGGCTCTTTTCATCGAACAGATGCCGGAAACCGACCCACAATCCGTCGCTGAACTGTCGCACGGGGTCGTAAAGTATATCCTCCCAATAGACGTATTCATCGCTGACCGTTTCCCAGATCTTGATGTCCTCGGTCAGCGGAGCCTCACCCGGCAAGGGAGGAGGCTGGCCGGGGAGGCTCAAGCTGCCACCCATGACGGGGTCGGTGACAGGCTGGGATTTAAGCTGCGGGTGCCAGCGCACGCGGCAGGTGCCGCGTCCCGGCAGCAGCAGATCCTTGACGGCGGCCTTGATGGCCTCGTGGCTGACGTCGTCATCGAGCACGATCTCCAAGGTCTTCTGCATCACCGAGGCGGCAGTCTCGATATCCTTCTGCTCCGGCAGGCCGGGCGGCGGCGGCAGGGGGCCGCCGGGACCGAGCATCGGCGGCGGGGGTGGCGGCGGCGGTGGCGGCGGCTCCGGCTGAGGCTGGGGCAGCCCGGTGACGTTAAGCCCGATGTCGATGGTGTTGCTGTCAGGAGGGACTGCCTGACCGGGCGGAGGCATTGGTGGGCCCATCGCTCCGCCCGGCACTCCCATGGCCTCAGGTGAGGGTGGGCCAGCGGGGAGAGGCATCCCCCCGCCACCATCCATGGGGGGTGGCGGCGCTCCAACGCCGCCGGGAGGCGGGCCCATGGGCGGGGGGCCGGCCATCATAGGGGGCGGCATCATGGGCTGCGGGGGAGCCGACTTCTTGACGAAGCGGGATCGCACGACAGGCTGCGGGGGGATGGCGTAGATGTTCGGCAGCATCACTTCGGTGTTGCTGAACAGAATGTTAAACACGATGTCGCTGTTCTTGCGGCGGTTGCCGGTCATCGGCACCGTGGAGCCGTCGTTGCGGTAGATCTTGATGATCTCGCGGCCCCTCGTGCGGAAGTCCTTCTCGGCGCGCTCGGCATCGACCAGACAACGCTCCCAATAGGCCTTGTCGACCTGCTCGTCGTCAGGCTGGGGCTCCTGCGGCACGACCGGCGGCACGTCCGGTTTACCCCCCTCGGCGCTGAGGGTCGGCGCTACGATCGGGCGGTCGTCGAAGCTGGCCATCAGGTCAACCTATACTGGCGGCTGCGCTTCTTTTTCTTGGCGGCCGCCGGGCGGGGCTGCGGGATCGGAGCCGTGGCTGGAGCCTTCGGCTGGAACGGCGCGAGGACCTCGTCGAACGAGGTCGGTCTCGGCGTCGGCCTCGGAGCCGCAGCCGGCAGGAACGGCGGCGGGGATGTGGTTTCGCCGAGCAGCTGCTCGGAGATGCCGGGGCGGGGCATGGGGATCGGCACGGGCGGGCCGGGCGGCGGAGGCGTTGTTTCCCCAAGCAATTGCTCCGCGATGCCGGGGCGGCCCATCGGGATAGGGGCTTCCTGCGGCGGCATAATTCCGGCACCGCCTGCCGGGCGCGGGGTCGGGGTCGGAATACCGCCCGTCTGCATGGGATCCGGCGGGAGTTGCGGGGCAGGGGCAGGGGCAGGGGCTCCACCGAGGCCGCTCTGCTGGTGCTGCCGGGCAAGGCGTGCCTGCTGCTCCTCCGGGCTGCGCCCTGCGAGGAACAGGCGGGCGAGGGCGGAGCGCATGTCGGGCATGATCAGAGATCCAGTTCGTCGAGCCTGAAGGCGTTGCTGACGCGGAACGGGTTTTTGTCCTCGTGAAGCGGCTCGAACGTCGAGGAGTTGCGGAAAGGCCGGCTCATGCAGGCGTAGCGCACCTCATCCACTGCATGGTCCTCGCTGTCGGTATCGAGATCTTCCGGGTTGGTCTCCGAATGCTGCATCATCGGAAGCGTGCGCAACGTATCACGGCAAGTATCGAAAAAGAAGATCATCGGATTGCCGTCGGCGTCGCCGCGCAGGCGGGCGCGCAGCTGGTCCCAGCCGCCCATGCGCTTGTCGCGGCCGAGGCGTGCATTGTCGGCCCTTCGGAAGAACGCTCCGTGACGTCCGAGGGTCTCGCCTATGGATGGTCCGCTGACGACCGCGAAGGCGGCGGGATCCAAGACGCCATAGGAAATATCTTCACGGCCATCGCGCGCCACGATGCCGGCAGCCACCATCTCGGCCGGCAGCTTGAGGCCCTCGTTGGGCTTGGCGGCACCGTACCATTCGCGATAACGAAGCATGGCACCGCGCGGGAGGAGCCGGCGTTCGCGGGTGGTGACATAGTCATCCTGCACGAAAGCCCACCAGCCAACCGAAAACGGCTTGGCGGAGCCCCAGTCCATGGATCTGAACCGGGTCCAGTCGGCTGGTATGGGAAATGGCTCGACGACGTGGCGCTTCTTGTCGAACTCGGGAAAGAACGCACCCTCAATGACGTCCCAGTCACCTTCAAGCCAAGCGCGAACGAGTTCGGGAGAACCACTGGCACGGAGACGGTTAATATAATTTGGATCGTTCCGGGTGAGGGCGGGATTGTCGCTCAGCTTGGCCGGGATGAAGACGCGGGTCAACCCCGTGTCTTGGTCGGTGTGGGGCCGCATCGGGCCGAGGTCGATGATCCAGCTTTTGACCCAGTGATGGCCGGGGCCGCCGGGGTTGCAGGTGGCGCGGAACTGGCACTTGATGCCCGGCACGGCGGAGCGGAGGGTCGCGAACAGCTTGAAGATCGGGCGGTTGTCGGCGTATTGGGTCAGTTCCTCGACGTAGACGCGGGTGAGGCTCCAGCCCTGATAGTTCTGGGCGTCGCTGTCGCTTTCGAGGTAGGCCATGTTGAGCATTCCGCCGCCCGAGAAGCGGAAGAACTTCTTCTGGTCGTTCCATGTGGCGGCGCTGCCGTACATCTGCTGCGCCGTCTCGATGGTGTCCTTGAGATCCTCGCGGGTCTTGCGGACCATCAGGCCTCTGGCATGAGGACCATGCTTCTCGGCATGGAGCCAGAACTCGCCCAAGGTGGCGTAGGACTTGCCGCCTCCTCTGGCACCGCCGTAGACGACGACGTCGAACGGAGCCCTGAGGAAGGCCACTTGGGGACCGGGCTGCGGTTTAAATCCGATGATCACGCGCTGGGTGGTGGGTGGCATCAGGGCTCCCGCTGTCCTTCGACGATCCTGACCAAGGTTTCGTCCGGCGAAAGGCCGGAGGTGTTCCCGCACGGCTCGTCCATGTCGGCGAAGGTAAGTCCCGGCTTACCGCACTTCATGCAGATGCCGATGAATTTCTGGCCCGGCCCGGTGGGACTGGTGCGCTCGATTGCGTGGGTTTCCATCAGTAGCTGTTCCTGATGTTGGCGTTGAAGTAGGCACCGGGTGAACCGGCGGTGACGAGGGAGACGAACGTGTCTAGGTCGACACCGTCATACGAGTGGCTGTCGCCGTCGGTGAAGTCGATGGTCAGCACCCGGCTGTCGGGATCGTACTCGGCGGAAGAGAGCGCGCTGGACGACAGGCTGACGCGCACGGAATTGAAATACTGCTCAAAGGCCTCTCCGGCCAATCTGGCGAGTAGCTCCTGCAGCATAAGAACAAACCGTGAACGAGTTGAAAACGGGTTTCGTCCAGATTTTTGTGGGGCCCCACAACCGGGGGTAGGCCCACTTTCCGGGTCGGCCCCCAGTATAGTCAAGCAACCTGTAGTTGTGTGCAGTATAGAGTGAGTATAGTGCGCGCACTATACTCACTTCTATACTATTCCTGTACTGTGCCCGAGCCCTCGGGCTCTGGCTCAAGGTCAGAGCCCTTTTCGGTGGGCATGTGTTCTATGGTTGTGGTGTACTCACCAAGCCACTGCTCGGGGCTCATGTCGTCAGGGCTCTCAGGGCTCGCGCTCGGCTTGCGGACTAGGACATCCGACTGAACCTTGTCGACTATGAGGCCCTGTAATTTAGCCGCGCCCATCATGGCTTGCACCGCCGCAGAGCCCTGTCCAAGGGCTCTCGCTTCACCCGCGATGGCCATGAGTTCTCGCGTCAAAAAGTCCGCAGTTATGGGCTGTCGCGCTACCTTCGCCGCGATTAACTCGTTACGCCGGGCGATGACCTTAGGGACAGTTAGGAGCTTGGAGGCGGAAGCCGCGCAGCTGTTCTCGTTGGCGTTCCCATAGACCTGCGAGTAGGCGGTCTGCTGCGGTACGCCCTCGATGACGAGCCACAGGAATTGCTCCTGTCGCGGCTTGAGCCTTGTGAATGCCATGGCCGCGAAACCTACAGGGAAGCCCGCTGAGAGGCAAACGCGAAAAGGGGCACCCGGATAGCCGGAT